TCAGTTTCCTCGCGGCATAGTTAGTCCGTCTACCCAGTTCAGATGGTTCCAGCCACTATCCGAGCCTGTCAGACAAAGACCGGGCCTAATAGCAGGTTTACAGAAAGACCACGGCTACGGTCAGCCACCTGTTGTTCCAAGCCAAGCCTCTTGGCATAGGCCATTATCGGAACCGGTCAGACAGAAGCCGGGAATTCGTCCTGAACAACAGCAGTTTCTGGCATGGGAACCAATCCTTAGCTGCGGCACCGTTGTCGGCATCACCAATATCAATACCAGCAATTTCAACGGTGTTGTCGGAAGCTCTCAAAATACTACCGAGACCGTCCCAGCCGGGTCGAACGGTTTTCTAGCCATCCTTTACTTTGTAGGAAACTCCAACCTCGTTACCGGCGTCAATGCGGTCTGGGATAGTGGAGGTACTAACCAGCAGATGCAATTGCTGGGATCGTTTAACGATACCACCAATAATGCCCTACTGCAGTTCTGGGGTTTGCAGAACCCGGCCATCGGTACGCTTACCTTCCAAGCCACATGGACCAATGGCGGCACAGCCAATGGCAACAGCGTCATCAAGACGATGGCGCTTTCCGGCGTTCTTGGCTTCAATGGATTTACCCAAGCCACAGGCAGTTCCGCCAGCGCCACGGTTATTGTTCCGACCTCTCCGAACGATCTGGTTGTTCAACTTGCAGGAGTTGGGCAAACCAACGTCAACTTCACCAGCTCCAATTTTAATCAGCTATTCAACATTAATGTTGTCAGCACCATCCATACCACCGGTCAGTGGGCGACCGGTGCCAGTGGCGCCAATAATGGGCCGGTTTCACTTACCAGTACGCTGGCCTCTTCGACGGCTTGGGCTTCCATCGGTGTCAATGTTGCCCATGTCCCATGTTTCGCAACGAGCGTTGATCAGTATCTTGAGCCTTGGTCCGAGCCAGTCAGACAGAAAGTCGGACTTGGTGCTCATTTACAGCAAGTTGCTGCTGTTACGATACTTACCACACCTCCTTCAACTGCGGTGGCTTTCCCAACCTCATGGGAAGAACCACCACCATCATTATTGCTGCTGCAATATCAGGGTTCTACCGGCTCACTCCAGCCAATCATATCAACGGAGGACAGGTGGCATGAACCTTGGTCTGAACCGGTTCGCACCAGAACCATCCCTGTTTCTGTAGGCCAAGGTCAGCCACAAACTCCGTTTGTCGAGCCAGTTCTTGAGAGCAAGTGGCACCAACCGTGGACTGAGCCAGTACGAAAGAAGATAGGGCTTTCTACCCAGTTACATCCTTATTTCTTCTGGGGCACCGAAGTTCCAATCATCCCAACCGAGGCAAGTTTCCATCAGCCTTGGAGTGAGCCGGTACGGCAGAAGCCATGGTTCTTCCTGCATCCATATCAGGCCTACACCGTCCAGCCACCGGCAGTTACTCCGGTTGGCCCGGCAACAGCAGCGGTACCAACATCTTGGGATGGGCCACCACCATCCCTGTTGCGGCTGCAATATCAGACCAAGACCGACCCGATTGGAATTGTTGCCCCGCCGTCTCAGGTCACACTCGCTCCATCTGAATTTTCTGTACCTATTCAATACTTTACGCCTTGGAAGACCGGCGATAATTCGGTCAATTTCTTTGCCGTCACGTCATTCGTTGCGGTGCTACCGCAGGCATGGCCGGATACAATCTTCAGGCCAACGTTTGCAGCGTACCAACAGCAGTTCATCGCGGTTCCCGCCTCTGCTGCGGTTATTGCAGTTCCAACTTCTTTGGAAGGTCCACCGCCATCGATTTTGAACTTCCAGTATCAGGACCTTGCCGAGACAGTCGTAATACCGACTACGACATCGGAAGACCAATGGCACCAACCTTGGTCGGAGCCGGTTAGGACCAAGCCAGCACTCAATGCGGCGCTGCAATCCACCTCCGTTGGACCGCTTCAGCCGATAGTCTCAACCGAAGATCGCTGGCATGAACCGTGGTCGGAGCCGGTAAGAACAAGGCCGTTTAATACGGCCTTGCAATCGACATTTACCAGCATCGTTTCGCCTCTGATTACCAGCGAGGATCGTTTCCATCAGCCTTGGTCAGAGCCTGTCAGGCAGCGGCCATTTAACACCGCTCTCCAACCGTATTTCTTCTGGGGCACTGAGCAACCAATAGTCAGTACCGAAGACCGCTGGCATGAGCCTTGGTCGGAGCCTGTAAGGATCAGGCCAGCCCTGCCCGCTGGTCAGCAGCAGTTCCTTACCACCTCTCTGGCCCCAATCATCTCGATTGGCTGGTTTGCGCCGCTATCTGAGCCGGTACGTCTCAAACCGGGATTGCTGGCAAGCCTGCAGTCAACCTCCGTAGGTTCGCTGCAGCCCATCGTTTCAACCGAAGATAGGTGGCATGAACCATGGTCAGAGCCGGTTCGCCAGAAGCCGGGACTGCGGGCACAATTCCATGAGTTTTATGTCAAGTCTCTGGCTCCGGTCGTTCCGACCGTCACCTCTTGGTACCAGTGGATTACGGAGCCGGTCAGGTTCAAGCCCGGTCTTTTGACCGGTCAATACCCGTATGGCTTCCAAGTCTTCCTGAACCTGATCACGACCTATACGGCGCAACTAAGGGCGACGGAAACCAATAAGGACCAGTTCCAAGGCGCGGCATATATCTATAATGCCCCGGTCAAGTGCTTTGTTAGTATTGCCATCAGACAGAAGCCTATCGTGTATTTTGGCATCGTTGAAACCAAGCCCGGTTCCGGTATATTTGTGTCAATCACGGAAGGGTTAAACAGGCCGCTTGGCCCGCCACCTCCCGGGTTCATATATCTGACGGATGCGCAAGGTAATTATCTTACTGATGCCGATGGGAACTACTTGCTGGCGCCGGTATGAGAATACTCCTGACTTCCCTGTTTTCTATACTTCTGGCGTTGCGGAACTGAAAACGAAGTTGAAGGAGACGGAAGGCAAATGACCACGAATGTAACCTACGGAAACATTCTAGAGTTCATTGCTGAATTCCAAGACAGCAACAGCGTCATCACGACACCGCCTTCAGCCGTGCTCAACATCGTCTATCCCCAAGGCCTAACCACAGCTTCTACCAGCATCACCATGACGCTGCAGAATACTTTCTATACAGCCACATGGTTCTCCAGCGTTTCGGATTTAGGTCCGGCGACATGGACGGTAACAGCAGCGGGCTTCTCGACCTCGGCTACATCGGGCGACCTTAGGATCATAACGCCATGAGTGGACCGATTATCATTTCAACTAATAATGCGACGACATGGCGGAAAATCAACGTTGCTTCCTATGGTCAAACTGTTCCACAAATTCCACAAACTGGCGCGATAGTGCCCCATGATCCATTTTTCAGCAATGTCGTCCTGCTGGACGGCTTCGAGGGAGCCAATGGCTCGACCGGCGCACCGGGAATGACAGATGAAAGTCCAGCAGCGCACGGTACCGCAACTGTGGCGGGGGCCACAATCGACACAAGCCAGTTTAAATTCGGTACATCTTCGGCCCATCTGGTCGCAGCATCCAGCGGCATTATCTGGTGGAATACCTCGACGGACTGGGTATTTGGTAGCGGCCTTTTTACGGTCGAAACATGGGTCATGTTCAATACGGTCCCCGGTGCGCTTCAATTCATGGTTGCCGACTGGACGAGCACTGCCGGAGCGGCAGGCTGGTATTTCGGTGTTGACGCAACTGGTAATTTGTCATGGACGGTATCTACGACCGGGTCCAATACTCTCAATGATATTACAGCAGCTTGGTCTCCTTCCACCGGGGTCTGGTACTTCGTGACGGTCGATTTTGACGGTATCAAGTACCGGGCGTACATCAACGGGGTGACGGTTGGTTCTTCGACAACCTTGCGGACCATCTTCAATCCGGGTGTTCATCTTGCTCTCGGCTCCAATTCTCTGGGAACCAGTTTTCATTTTGATGGCTGGCTGGACGAAACACGTATCACCAAGGGTGTCGCGCGGTATGCCACTGATACCAGCTTCGCGGTACCGACAGCGGCTTTCCCACGGTCATGAGGAAGTGCGTCATGAAGAAGATCGTCCTTGCTCTGCTTTTGCTTCTAACCACTAACCCGGCGTGGCCGCAGTCGCGTCCGATTGTGCCGGGGGATGTGGGCATTCAGGTCCCGTTCGGCGCGATAGGCAATGTTCTGCAGGCAGGCCCCGGAACCAGTCAGATACAGGATAGTGGTATTCCTTCTGCATTATTGCCGGGAGCTGTATTCAATATCACCAGCTATGGTGCGAAATGTGATGGCGTGACTAATGATAACGCTGCAATTAATGCGGCGTTTGCCGCGGCGGCCTATTACGGAATGGGGTCATCGGTAAACTAGAATGAACGTTCCATTCCAAGACACTGAGAAAATTGATACAATGGCTACTAGGAAGTCCGGAGGCCGTAATGACCCAAGTAACCTCAGGAACTTATAACTTTGCGCCAAGTCTGGGAGAGGTAGTGCTTACTGCCTTCTCTAGGATTGGCATTCGCCGCGCCGAGATACTGGAAACCCACCTTCAGGACGCCAAACAGGAAGCCAACCTTCTGCTCGCCAAGATGAGCAACCTGCAACCGAACCTATGGACGGTGGATCAACAGGTCCTGCCGCTGCTGCAGGGGATTGCTACCTATACCGTGCCTGCCGAAACCGTGATGATCTTGGATGCCTTTATCCGGGTTGGCACAGGTACCAATATCGACCGCTCCATCTACCCGATCAGTCGTAGCGAATACTCAACCTATCCGAACAAGTTCATTCAGGCATTTCCGACTGTCTACTGGTTCGACCGGCTGATTTCTCCGACCATCACTATCTGGCAAGTTCCGGACGCCAATGGACCCTACACGCTATATTACTACCGGGTCCGGCAAATTCAGGACGCCGACTATGCCAATGCGCTGGATATCGAAATCCCCTATCTTTGGCTGGATGCATTCACTGCTGGCCTAGCCTACCGGTTGGCAAGGATTTATGCCCCGCAACTGGAGCAAATCCGCAAGATGGATGCCGAAGAGGCTTGGCAGCAAGCCGCAACGCAAAACACCGAGAACGTCAACATGGCAATATCTCCCGGACTTTCGTTTTACTTCAGGATGTAGTCTATGGCATGGCGTCCTCACGGTCGCGCTCAAGTAGATCGTAGAAGCCCGCACGCGTGGGCCGTGTGTGATAGGTGCGGGTTTTTATACAACCATAAGGACCTGCAATGGCAGTACATATGGGCCGGTGCCAGAACCGCTAACCAGAACCTTCTGGTTTGCTATAAATGTCTGGATGATCTGCAAGAACAGTTACGTGCCATCGTTCTTCCAGCGGACCCTGTCCCGATCAAGAACCCACGTATCGAGCGCTACAATATTGATGACAATCCAATCTCTCCGATTGGTACTGCTTTCGGGACCATGACCCAAGCCGGTGGGGTGAAGGCGGCTTTTGACAGCAATACCAACAAGCCATTCGCATTCTGTGCCGCTACGTTTACTTCGACTATCAGCAATACGGTTGGGGTTAACTTCGGTTCGTCGCAGAATGCCAAGGTAGCCACAAACTTTACAATAACCGCTCCCAACAATGCTCCGTTCCTTGGCAGCGGGACTACTACCTATTTATTCCAAGGGTCCAATCTTATTATCGGCTTTACCACACTGGCGTCAGGCAATACCGCTGGCTCCATTGGTGAGGTGCTTACGGTCCCGCTGGGGATTACCAATACCTACCAATACTATCAACTTGTATTGGGCGGGGATAATATTCATTCCGTAGCAGTAGCGCAGCTTACCATCAATCAGGCGGGGTAAAGAGATGCCCTTAAACTACCCCACGTTCGTTACCCAACTGGCAACCCTTACCGCAGAGAGTACGTCTGATCCAAACTTTGTATCAACACTACTCCCCGGAAGCATCGATTACGCCGAACAGCGTATGTACCGGGAAGGCGATTTTCTCGCTACCTATGTTACAGACACCACCGGAGTGGCAACTCCGAACCAGCGTCTTTTTACCTATCCCACGAGCATTGGAAGTTTTTTGGTCATTGATGAAATCAGCGTCTATACGCCAGCAGGAACCATCTCCAGCAATGCAACGCGCGTTCCTCTTCAGGTAACTTCCAAGCAGTTCGTGGATATCATGTATCCTTCCAATAATTCGTCCGCAGCCATAGGAGTTCCAAAATTCTATGCCCCGGTCACCAATACCACCTGTTATTTTGGGCCGGTGCCGGATCAAGCTTATGGCGTTGAGATTGTTGGTACGCAACGCCCTGCGCCGCTCTCGGCATCGAATTCGTCAACCTTCCTCACCCAGACCCTACCGGATGTTTTCGTGGCTTGCGCCATGATCTATGCCTCGGGCTACATGAAAAACTTTGGCTCGCAGGCCGACAATGCCCAGCAGGCCCAGTCTTGGGAAGGGCAGTACGGCAAACTGTTTGCCTCGGCCAATGTCGAAGAATTGCGCAAGAAGTACAGCGCGCAGGCTTGGCAGGCCCAGAACGTCAATTCTCTGGCAGCGAGGCAATAATGCCGCTGACTTCGGTACAGCTAAGGCCCGGCGTCAATACCATGCAGACCTTGTCTCAGAACGAGGCAGGCGTCTCGATATCCAATCTTGTCAGATACCAGCAGGGTATGATCCAGAAATATGGCGGCTGGTCGCAATACTATCCCGTCGCTATCGGATCGACCATCAAGGAGCTATGGGGCTGGGAAGGCCTGACCGGCAAGTCCTATCTTGGTATAGGTGCAACGCAATCTCTCAGTGTGATCTTTGCTGGCGCCAATGACGTGATCACGCCACAAACGATGACTACTGATCATGCCCCCAATTTCTCTATTTCATCCGGTAGCAATGTTGTCCTCATTTCCGACGCTGGCTCCAGCGCAAATGTACTGACCACGATCTTCTTCAATACTCCGGTTGCCATCGGTAACTTGCTGTTCAATGGAGCCTATGCCGTCAACACTGCCTTGACAGCAACCTCCTATCAAATTCTGTCCAGCATTGCGGCCTCTACCACCATTACCGCTTCCGGAGTGGTACCGTTCTTCAGTCTGACCGGTGGCAGTCCAAACATCACGGTAACCCTGCCGAATAACAATTATCCTGTTGCGGCTACGGGACTTTACCAGCAGTTCATTGCCCCTACCAATCTTGGCGGCATTACCATTCAGGGTCCGTACACCGTTACCTCCATCATTGACAGCACTAACTTCGTCATCAATGCAGCGGTACAGGCCTCCAGCAATGCCACTGGATACATGAACAATGGCAATGCGGAGATTGTATATTATTATACAGGCGCACCACCGGCGCTCTTGGGCTACGGACTTAGCTTCTATGGCGGGTCCTCGTCGGTTACTTCACCGGCATCGCTGAGTTTCGGATATGGAACTGGTGGTAGCGCCCCGGTTGGATCGGGAACGCCAATTACTGCCACCGACTGGTCACTGGCTAATTGGGGTGAGGCATTGCTGGCCTGTCCAAGGGGTGGCCCGATCTATGTCTGGTCTTCCCAGAACGGCTATACGACCGCTTCCGTCATTGCCACCGCGCCGTTCTTCAATAACGGCATCTTTATCTCGCAGCCACAGCAAATTCTGGTGGCGTGGGGGTCAGTACAATCTACCGGCACGCAGGACCCACTGATCGTGCACTGGTCTGATGCCCTCGATTATACAACGTGGACCCCGACTGCGACCAACTGGGCAGGCTCTTTCCACATACCTACGGGATCAGTCATCAGAGGCGGCATTCAGTCATCCAACTTGGGTATCATCTGGACCGATATCGATGTCTATGTGATGCAGAATGTCGGCCAGCCGGTTGTATTTGGCTTCCAGAAAGTTGGCGCCGGGTGCGGCTTGATCGGCCAGCATGCCATGGGCATTCTCAATGGTCTCGTTTACTGGATGGGGACTAACAACTTCTATGTGCTGGGTCCTCAGGGCGTGACGCCGCTTCCCTGCTCGGTATGGAATTTTATTTTCCAGAATATCGATACCAACAATATCGGCAAAGTTCGCTGCGCAATCAATTCGATGTTCAACGAAGTCACGTGGTTCTTTCCTGCCATCAATGGCACTGGAGAAAACTCGCTTTATGTCAAGTACAATGTCACTGAAAACGAATGGGATTATGGCACGCTGGGGCGTTCGGCATGGATTGATGTTACTGTTCTTGGCAATCCTATCGGCTCCGATCTGACTGGCGCTATCTGGCAGCATGAAATTGGCTATAACGCTGGGACCATTGCCATGGATAGCACGTTTCAGAGTGGCTACTGGAATATTGCCGATGGCAACGAAATGGTATTTGTAGACTGGATCATTCCGGATATGACGTTCAACACCTATCCCGGGTCTACCCCACCGGCCAACTTGACATTTACCTTCTACGCTACCGATTATCCTTCCGGACCTGTTCGCACCTATGGTCCCTACAATTACACCAATACGACGCAATACATTAACACCCGTATTCGTGGCCGCCTGATGTCAGTGAAGGTAGAGGGTGACGATCTCGGCACCTTCTGGAGGATTGGCCGTATCAGATATCGTTATGCACCGGATGGGCGGCTCTGATGGTTGATAATGCGCATCCAATAGGATCAAACGTCAACAGCTTGGCGCAACTTTTGTCCGTCATGCAGAATGGCGTTACCGCTATAAATAATCTTACGCTGGAATTGAATGGCATCTTTCCGGGAAGTGCTGGAACGACCACGGTTGGATCGACTGCTTTTACCAGTAAGTTCAGCGGCATATCCCTGCAGAGTACTGCCAATATAGTTCTTACTCCATACAGCAGTACCCGCTACGGGATCATCTTTCATAACCCCGGGACGGTAAATGCATATGTCTATCAAACTGGGATGGCTACAAACACTCCATCTCCTAGTTCGGTTTTAGGATCGTTTATCATCTATCCCGGCGGCACACTGACATTTCCCAGTGGTTACTATTCCAATATAAATGCCGGTTTCTCCGGGTTCTGTTCTTCCGGCAGCAGTCAGCCGTTTACGGTAGTGGAGTTCTTCTGATGGGCTTTGAACAAATTACGGGGCCGAACTTTATTGTTCCGACAGCCCCTGATGGGGATAGCTCCAACCGGACTGCCGATACTGCCTTTGTAACAAGCGCCATAGCTACCGCCATTGGCGCCATCACCCCGCCGTTTACCATCATCAATATCCAGACCTTCACAGGCAACGGTACTTACACACCTACAGCCAACATGGTCTACTGCATCATTGAGTGCTGGGGGGCAGGCGCCGGTGGCGGTGGATGTGCCAGCGCAGGAGCAGCTACCGGCAGCGGTGGGGGTGGCGGTGGCGCGGGCGGGTATTCTCTCAAGGTAGCCAGCGCGGCAACTATTGGTGTTTCGCAATCGGTAACTGTTGGTGCACACGGCACTGGCGCCTCTGCTGGCAATAATACCGGTAATCCCGGTGGGGATACTTCGGTTGGGTCTCTATGCATTGGCAAGGGCGGTTCTGGTGGTGGGGGAACGGCAGCAGCGGCAACACCGGGAGGCTCTGGCGGGGCTGGTGGGGTTGCCGGTACCGGGGACGTAACTGGTGTTGGCACGGCTGGGACGCAGGGCATTGCTATGGGTGCCAGTTCGGGTGCAGGCATTCCCGGTATGGGAGGGTCTACCTTGCTTGGCGCAGGAGCGCAGACAATTCCATCAGCATCGGTTCATCAAAACGGCGTAGCAGCAACTGGTAAAGGCGCCGGTGGAAGCGGTGGTCAAAGCTTTAATGGTCAAGGTGCAGCATCGGGTGGCGACGGTACTGATGGTTATGTTAAGATCACAGAGTTCATCCATTCATAGGCAAAGCCATGCCGATCAAGGGCCAATCTCCCAAGGAAATAGTTCACACGGAGATGCATAAGTTCAAGCACGGAAAATTACATTCCGGCTCGAAACATGGTCCCTTGGTCAAGTCTCGGAAACAGGCCATCGCTATCGCCCTGTCCGAGAGCGGGCAGTCCAAGAAGCGGGCTTATGGCGGCTTCACCCCGCCTTTCATCCAAGGCAATAACGAGATGTGGGGGACGGCGGTCAGTCTTCCCGGCCAGAGCCGCACGACGCCTCTTCCGTCAAGGCGGTTTGCCGCCGGGGGAGGTGATGCCTCCGACTATGATCCGAGTGTCGGAGGCACCATCCCGGGTCCGTTACAGGTTCCGGACCCAAGAGGCGAGGACCCTACCCGGTCACCTTACCATGTAGAGCCAGAGCAAAGCTTCGATGCGCGGTGGCCTATCCAGCTTCGTATCGATCCTGAGAGTAGGCACGAATACATGCGGGGTCCACTATTGCGGCGCGGATTTGAAATGCGCCCATCCCTCAATCCCTTCATTGGTAGATATCAGGACGGCGGCGCGACACAGGTAGGCCCAGATGAGATAGCCGCCGAGGATTTCGGCGACAGGTTCTACCCGGGCTATGTTGCAAGAGTGAAAGGAGCCAATGCCCCCGGGCTTTTCGATGCCTTACAGGACAAGGCCGCACAGATGCGGCGCGATATGCCACATCCAATTCAGTACACGCGACCGGAGCCGCGCAGACCTTATTACGATGGGAGCACAAATCCAGACGATCAGATAGGTAAGTTCTTGGACCGGCGCACTCCCGGTTATCAGGAGGGAGGCCATGGCATTCCTGCCTATCAAGAAGGAGGTTCTATTAACCAGCCAGATTACAGCTACCTCCCGGACATAAGTCCATATCAGTCCGCCCAGTCTGCCAATTATGCAACATTAATTCCCAGATTTATTTATCACACGGTTGAGGCTGGCAAGACCCAGCCCGGCTCTGAGGAGGCACGAGAAGCCTATAAGCCTGTTGCCGGTGAGACCGCCGAACTTGGTTTGAATACATTGACAGGCGCAAGAGGAATGCCAAGAGGAGGACTTGGTTCATTCGTCGGGGAATATGGCGCCAGAGCCATGGAGAATATGGGCGTCAACAGACCACATCCAACCATAGCCAAGGAATTCAAGGGAACCATGCTTGGTAAAGACCCCGAAAGCATGGCATCCATTCAGGGCATTCGCGACGAGCAGGCCTTGCAGGAACTGAATATGCGCAGATCAGTCGGCGTCCATCGCGACAACGATGTCTTCGGCAAAAGCGGATGGTCTCTCTATGGCAATAAGCCAATCAAGGAGGTCCCGGATACTGGAACCAAGTTGAAGAGGATCGAGGGTACGGACTACTACGATATACAACACCCGGCCAAGCTTCCTGAAATCTACGACATTCCTCCTATCAGGATTGACAGGAAACTTGGACCCGGAGGCGGCCAATATGATCGAACCACTGGCCAGATCACTCTGGGATCACCCAATGTCGGCGTAGCTTTGAAACAAATGCAGCACGCCATTGCCGAACGTGAAGGCTTGCCTTCAGGTAGAGGTGGCCCCGGCGCAGAGGGTCATTACTTTCCGGGATACAATCTTCCCAGATATCAGCGTGATATTATCGAGGAAGCTGGCCGCAGAACTGGCGCTCCAGTCAGCGAACAGGGCCGACATATCTTAAGAACGACGCCAAGCGATCCCGAGACGGCTGCAGAGCTGGCGCATGTCCATGGCGCTGGCGAGAACCTTGCTGGCAACGTGATGTATCGGTATCAGAAACCAGCCCGGTATTTAAGGCATCCAGAAGAGACCGAGATGATCTCTCGTGGCCTGCAGACCCAAGGAGCCGAGGACCCTCTGAGAATTGAAAGAAATTTCTCCCCGAGATTTAACTTTGAAAGAGCCTCGGGTGGCAGGGCTGGCTTTGCCGATGGCGGCTTCAACAAAGGCTTCAATCCAATGAAGGCCATGAGCATTGCGCTATCGCGTGATGCCTCCGGTGGATTGCTTAAGGGACTTTCCGGTGGCCGCACCGACAACATGAACGTCAACGTGCCTCAGGGTGCCTACATCATCCCGGCAGATATTGTCTCCGGAATGGGGCAGGGTAATACCGATGCCGGTGGCGCCATACTTGGTAAACTCATGAACCGGGGTCCTTACAACATGAGCCTACCCCGGAGTAAGGCAGGCAGTCGTGCTGGATTTAGACACTCTTCGAAGGGGTTTGTCCCTAAGGTCCCACTGGCCTCAGGAGGAGTGGCCCAAGCCGGAAAGAAAACTCCCATCGTCGCGGCGGCAGGTGAATATGTTGTTCATCCCTCTGACGTTGCTACTCTGGGCCACGGCGATATCGATCTGGGCCATGATATCTTGGATGCCTTCGTGAAGCATCAGCGCGAAAAGAACATCCACACCTTGCATAAGCTACCGGGGCCGAAGGGCGCCAAAAAGAAATGACACCATCCATTGTCAGGGTCGCCAAGCCCTATGACGCGCCAGAGGTATGGCGCCTGTTCCTGCAGACCCACAGGGAAAACGGCCTGTTCACGATTGCTCCGCAGAAGGTAACCCTTCTGATGGACCGTGCCCTGCACCCCGA